CGAACATCGAGATCGTCAAGAACGATGATATTCCGATCTACTGGGACGTGATCTTCAACGGAGAGAAGAGGGGCGGGATCGGAATCAACTCCTTCGGCGAGTTCAACGTGTGCATGCAGGACGGCATCGACACCTACAGCGATGAATGGCCACTCGACAGCCTGCGCAAGGCATCGGCCTGGGTGATGCGCTACCTCGTCACCGAAGAGATTGAGAAGGGGTGGTAGCCATGGAGCCTACGTACTACGCCCTGAACGATTCAGCGGCCCGTGCCGCCCACAACGCCAACAGCATGAGGCCGTACCGCTCGGACGATGCGGACTACCGCGCCGAGGTTGACGAGGCTTACCAGCTCGCCGACTGGGCGGCAGAGCGCAACCCAGAGCGCGCCGAGGAGGCGCACGCCCTCGCAGACCGTTACGCACAGCGCCTCGCCGCGTGGTACAACGAGGGCTACCGCATAGATAGCATTTGCCCCTCCGTCCTCATTTCAGGTGCGGCGAACTTCCCCGTGCGCAAGAAGGAGCGCCAGAACGCCGCCCGTGAAAAGCACATGGAGGAGTACGAGAAGCTCAAGGGCATCCTCGCCAAGATTCGGCGCATCGGCACCGGTGCTGATATCATCAAGTCTTCGGACGCGAACGCCGCCGACAAGCTCCGGGCGAAGATCGAGCTGCTTGAGAAAAAGCACGAAATGATGAAAGGCGTGAACGCATATTATCGGAAGCACGGGACGCTCGACGGTTGCGAACTTCTCGATGCCGAGGCGCTTGCAGAAGCGAAATGCAGTATGGAAGCATGCTCTTGGAGCAACGTTCCATTCCCGGCCTTCTCATTGTCCAACAACCGCCAGAGTATCAACGCCGCCAAGAAGCGCCTCGCGGCCATCGAAACCCAGAAAGCGGAAGGCACCGCAGAGCGCGAGGCGGTCATCAAGGGCGAGAATTGCCGGGTTGTGGAGAACGTTGAGCTGATGCGGTTGCAGCTCGTGTTCGACGGCAAGCCAAGCGACGAAGCACGCGCGGCGCTCAAGCACTGGGGGTTCAGGTGGTCACCCAAGAACGGCGCATGGCAGCGCCAGCTCACCAACAACGCACGGTTCGCACTCAAGCAGCTGGCGAAAGAATAGCCTCGATGATACGATGACGGGTAAGTCGCCGAACAAGAAAAGGAGCAAGGCATGACGTACACATACGCAGCGACCATCACCGAGCAGGACGGCGGCTGGTTCGTGTCCTTCCCCGACTTCCCCGGCGCTTACTCGTTCGGCTCCACCATGCAGGAGGCGTGCCGGGGGGCAGCCGAATCGCTGCGGCTCACCATTGCGGAGCACATCGACGGCGGCCTTCCCATCCCTGAATCCAGCATCGAGGCCAAGCCAGAGGCCGTGTTCTGCGTGGAGGTGAGCGACTACTACATCGCCCGCACATCGTGCATGACCGTCACCGAGGCAGCAGCAGAACTCGGCGTGTCCCCGAGCCGAGTGAGCCAGCTCCTCAGCAGGGGACAGCTCGAGGCGCGCGAGCTTGACGGCCAGCGCCTCGTGACCATCGAGAGCATCAACCGGCGCAAGGCCAACCCGCCAGCACCGCATCGCCCAAAGAGGCAGGCACCGCTCGGATACCGTGTCGCTGGCGACGGCACGTTGGAGCCAGACCCCGAGACGGCACCCAAGGTGAGGGAGGCGCTTGAACGCTACGTGCGGGACGGCGACAACGCCTATTCGGGAGAGCAGACCCCCTAACCCCCGCTGGAACTGAAACACCAGGTCGCAACCCCCGCGCTTTCCCCCAAAAAGACGTGCGCACGAAATTGGGCAAAACCGTCCCGCTAAGGCCGCCGGGTATGTCCCGCTAAGTCTTACACGATTCATAAACTCCTTTCAACGACGAAAGGAGTTTTTTATGCCGGTACTCGAAACCGTGCTGGTTCCGGTTGACGCGCTGGTTCCCTACGCGAACAACGCGAAGGTTCACACCGAGGCACAGATCAAGCACATACGCAACTCGATCAAAACGTTCGGGTTCTGCGACCCGGTTGGCGTTTGGACGCGTCCGGACGGCAAGATCGAGATAGTCACAGGCCACGGCTCCGTGATCGCCGCCAAGGAGGAGGGCTTTGCAGAGGTGCCGTGCAACTTCCTCGATCATTTGAGCGACGAGGAGCGCCGGGAGTACTGCCACGTCCATAACCAGACGCAGCTTGAGACACCGTTCGACTACGAGGCGCTGACGGCGGACATGGACAACCTGGGCCTTGACTGGGAGAGCTTCGGCTTCGAGAAGTACTGCTATTCTCCCGAAGCTCTGTTCGAGCCGGAACAGCAAAAGGACGACGAGCCGAAGCAGGATGAAAAGCCGGAACCTCGCACTTGCCCAAACTGCGGATACGTGCTTGGCGGGGAGTCCGACTGATGACCAAGGTTCATTTCGCGGGAAGCGACAACGCGCCCCCTCGCATAACGGCCCTCAAGGCGGCTGGCGTGCAGTACAGGCTTTTCACGTGCTACCCGTTCGTAGCCGGTAAGAAGCAGGGCGACGACATGAGGGTGAGCGGCCTGCACGAGACGAGGCCGGGTCTGTACAGGCACGTGATCATGGACAGTGGCCTTTTCACCCTGATGTTCGGAGCGCAGAGCGGTGCCGTGCAGGACGAGGCGACTATCGCCGCCTGGCAGGACAGGATAATCGAGTTCGTCACCGCAAACGACGTCCATGCCTCCATCGTGGAGTGCGATTGCCAGAAGATCGTATCGCCGGAGTACGCGTGGGAGCTTCGCGCGGATTTGAGGGCGCGCCTGCCGGACAGGGAGATCATCAACGTGTTCCACCTCGAGGACGGCAAGGGCGGGTTCGAGCGCCTGGCCGAGTTCTCCGATTACCTGGCGATCAGCGTTCCCGAGCTTCGCATAGCCCAGCCTCGCAAGTACAGGCAGACGGTATCGGCGCTCACGAGGATGGCGAAGCGCATCAAGCCGGGAATCAAGATACACCTCCTTGGATGCACCGAGCTTGGGCTGCTGCGCCAGAACGACTTCTGCGACAGCGCGGACAGCTCGTCGTGGCTTTCTCCCCTCAGGTACGGGTATCTGAAATCGAACCACATCAAGAACCTGCGGAAGGACGTAGCCAGCGAGCGCATGGAGCTGTGCGGGAGCGTCGCTCTCGGGCTTGGCTTCGACCTGTCGGACAAGGCGGTAGCGGATGCGTCCAAGGCGAGCGTGTGCGCCTCGTACAGCAAGCAGCAGTACGAACGTGCTGCTGGAAAACAAGATTAGGAGGAGCTGCAGTGCAAAGGAAACTGGAAGTGATGGCGACGTGCAGGCTGGTCGGGTTCCACCGGTGGGAAGGGGCGTCGGGCAGGTACGGGTACCTGGGCGACAGGCACCGCCACGAGTTCGTGATCGCCTGCCACAAGCGCGTTGACGGGCCTGACCGCGAAGTCGAGGTGAACGACCTCAAGGAGGATGTTGAGCAACACCTGATCGACGCCTACGGGTGGCCCTGCGAATTCGGGGGCATGAGCTGCGAGCAGATCGCGCTCGAACTGTGCGAGAAATTCGACCTTTCGGAATGCCGCGTGCTCGAGGACGGGCTTTGCGGCGCAATCGCGAGATAGGAAAGACATGAAGAACAAGAGAAACATGCTGGTGGTGCTCGCTGCTGTGTATTGCTGCTGCCTCATCCTGTCAAACATCCTTGCGGCGAAGCAGTGGGGGTTCCTGGGCTTCACGTTCACCGCCGGAGTGCTGGTTTTCCCCGTCGTCTACATCATCAACGACATGGTTACGGAGGTGTACGGCCTCAAGGTGGCGCGCATGGTGATCGTGCTCGCGTTCTTGACAAACCTCTTTGCTTCGCTCGTGCTCATGCTGGCCATTTGGCTTCCAGCAGCTCCGTACTACGCCGGTCAGGAAGGCTTCGCCGCAACGCTGGGAACAATGCCTAGAATGCTGCTGGCAAGCGCGCTGTCGTACTTGGCTGGCAGCTTCCTCAACGCGTCCATAATGGCGAAGATGAAGCAGCGCGACAACGCTAGGCTGATGAGGCGCTGCGTCGTCTCAACCGTGTTGGGCGAGGCGGTGGACATGACCATCTTCGGCCTTATTGCCTTCGCTTTCTCCATTCCCTGGGATGCTTTGGCCTTGCTGATCGTCACGCAGGCTTTCTTCAAGATAGCCTACGAGGTGGTCATTTACCCGGTCACGCGCAAGTGCATCATGTGGGGCCGCGCGCTTGATTAAACGCTGCGAAATATGCGGTCGCGAGTTCGCGGCGAAGCGGAGAACCGCCAAGTACTGCTCTGAGGCGTGCAAGAAGCGCTATCAGCGCGGAACGGCGGTTCCTCCGCTTTCGCCTACCGACCCCACGTTTTCAATGCCCCGAGAAGCAGTCTTGAAGGCCGTGCAGGACGCCCATGACGCGGCGGGCGACCTTTCGCGCGCATCCATGCACACAAGCTCCCCCCTGTGCCATTCCCTGGCACGCGTCGCCCGCGCAATCGAGGAAGCGCTGAGGGGTGAGGGCCTGTGAAAGGTGCGAAGCCGAAGAGCGGCGCGATACGTCGTGGTGCGAAGGACGGATACGGTCTGGCGGCTCCCGAGCGCTCTGGCATCGAAATGCCCGAGGAGGTGGAGGCAGACCCCGTTCAGCGGAAGATATGGCAATGGATTTGCCCGCCGACGAACAACTTCACGCAGCAGGACGTACCGTCGCTGATGGCATTGTGCTTCTGGCACGCAACCTTCCTGCAGGCAAAGGAATCCATCACGTCTCCAACCGGGGACGGGACGATAGCGATATACGACAAGATAGGCGAGAAGCCGTTCCCCGGAAAGGACGGCAAACCGCTTCCTCTCGTCAAGAAGCATCCTGCGATAACCATCATGAAGGAGGCAAGCTCGGAGATACGCGCCCTCTCCGACCAGCTTGGCCTATCCCCGCTCGCTCGCTCCCGCATCGGCCTCATGGACGCCGCCACTGTCAAAACGGCTGCGGACACTGCCGCCATGTTCCGAAGCATCGATGCCGCCTATTGCATCGACGGGCCTGACGAGCCGCTTGAGCTTGAGGCAGAGTATGAAGCGGACTGATACGCAGTACTCACGCGAAGGGCTGATGATCGCGCGCGACTACGAGCACTGCCTGTCCTCCATGTGCTGCCATGTGTCGAACGACAGCTACTATGGGAGGCCCTTCCTGCTCGAGCCGTTCCAGCGGGAGAACATCTGGAAGCCGCTTTTCGCATGCGGCGAGGTCAAAGACGGTGCGTTTCAGCGCAGGTTCCGGCGCGCCATCATCGGACTGCCCTCCGGCATGGGAAAGACCGAGCTTGCCGCCGGTATTGTGCTCACCATCGCCACCATGGAGGTGCGCTACAACGGGCAGTACGGCGTCGTCGCATCGACCAAGGAGCAGGTGCGCAACATCTTCGAGAAGATCGGCACCATGATCAAGCTCAACGACACGCTCTCCCAGCAGTGGGAAATCCAGAAGAACGTGATCGTGCACAAGGAAACCGGCGCGAAGATCATGGTGCTGCCGAACAAGGCCGACGCCCTGGAATCGTGGCACTTCAACGTCTTGGTGTTTGACGAGCTGCACGTTTACCGCGACGACAAGGTGTGGGCCGCTGGCCTCAAGGGACAGAAGGTGCTCGAAAACCCCCTGTCCATCGGAATCACCACCGCTGGCGATTCCCGCGAGGGCTTTTTGTGGGACACGCTGGAGAAGGCCGACGACGACCCCGGCATGTACCTGTACTGGCTCGGCTTGGACGACAGCGACGACATAGACAACCCCAAGAGCTGGGAAAAGCTCATGGTTGCGTCATGGGTGACGTGGGAGAGCATCCAAGACCAGCGCGGCTCCGCATCATCCAAGCGGGCGTTCGAGCGGTACACCGCGAACCGGTTCCCGAAGGACAAGGACGCGTACTCGTGCTTCACCACTCCGCAGATCGACGCATGCTGCCGCAGAAAGAACGATTTCGACTTCACGAAACCCTTCACGCTCGGGATTGACGGAGCGACGGGCGGGGACAGCTTCGCCATCATCGCCTACCAGGAGCGCAAGGACGCTAGAGGGAAGCTCTGTGCCTACACGCGCGAATGGGTGTTCGATGAGCCGGGCGATTCGGGCCATTACGATATCACGCAGATCATGGAGCTTATCGCCGACCTGTACCAGAAGCATTACCCGGAGGTGGTGGGAATCGACCCGAACCGGATGATCGTCATCGCCCGGCAGCTCGAGGACACCTACGGCGTTGAGACGGTGAGCTTCGCCCAGAACAATCCCACCATGTGCCAGGCAACCGCGCTCGTCCTGATCGAGGTGAAGGACAAAACGCTTCGGCTCAAAGGCTGCAAGAAGCTGCGCCGCCACCTGCTCAACACGGTGGAGGACGACAAAGGCTCCTTCGGCGTGCGTTTCGGGAAGGATTCCAAGCGCAGCAAGATCGACGCCGCAATCGCGCTTGCCATCGCCATGCTCGCGTACAACACACAGGTGCGCGGCAAGGAGAACATGGTTCAGTTCATGTGAGGTCTTACACGGTTCCTAAACTCGGTGCAAATCGAGAAAGGAAACCAGTTGGGCGCGATCATGAACGCAATCCTGAACAAGGTGCTGCCCGGCCACAGCTTTGGATGGGTGCCGAGCCTCGATCAGGGACGGCAGGACACCAAGCTGATGGGTTATGCGGCCCTCTACTCCGTGGCATACATGGCGTGCGAGCAGACCAAGGCGCGCACGCTCGGATCCCTGCCCGTCTCTGCCTACCGCAGGACGGACAACGGCAGGGTGCAGCTTTACCGGCACCCGTTGACGCGCCTGCTGTCCGGCATGGCCAACGAGGCCATGTCCGGCCAAGACCTGCTGCACTGGGCGAGCATCAGGCGTGACACTTTCGGAAACGCCTACGTCTACGTGGAATGGTTCCACGGGGAGCCTGTTGCCCTCTGGCCGATCATGTCAGCCGTCACTCCCGAATGGAGCAAGCACGCCCCGAAGGGAAAGCGCCTCACATACCTCGTGGCATCCGGTGACGACTTCGTGCCAGCCGGTAGGTACTTCAACGACGAGGTTGTGAACATCAAGACCGCCGTCACCAAGAACGGCTACGAGGGCGTTTCCCTGGCGTCGCACGCAGCCAGCGAGATAGGGCTGTCAGTCGACCTCGAGCGGTTCTACTCCTCGATGCTCAAGAACGGGAACCACCAGCTCGGCCATGTCGAGGTGCCGGATGGCAAGACGACGCCTGAGGACTTGGCCAGCTTGCAGCGCGCGATAGAGGCGAAGCGCGGTGTGTCGGAAGCGGGCAAGACCCCCATTTTCAGCCACGGCGCGAAGTGGGTCACGACGCAGCAGACCATGAAGGACGCATCGCTGATCGAGCAGCAGACTTGGGTGCTGCAGCAGGTGTGCCGTGCAACGTGCGTGCCCCCGCAGAAGGTCTACGACATGACGAAGCAGACGTACAGCAACGGCGAGACGGCGCGCATCGACTACGCGACCGACACAGTTTCCCCGGAGACGGTGGCAATCGAGCGAGCTTTCCGCCCCGTGCTGGATTCGATGGGAGGCAAGGACGAGTACCTGCGGTTCAACCTGGGCGGCCTCATGCGCGGTGACAAGAAGTCCCAGAGCGCTTTCTACCGCGAGATGGTGTACCTGGGCGCATACACGCGAAACGACGTTCGCGAGCTGGAGGAGAAGAACCCGCTCCCCGGCCTGGACAAGCCCATGGTGGCGCTGAACTACGGCCTGGTCGAGCGCGACGGGAGCGTAACCGTGCTCTCCAAAGACGCCAAGGAGCCTTCGGACGGCAACCAGACGGCAACAACCGACAAGTAGGAAGAGGAGCATCGATGTTCGAAATCAAGAACGAAGCTGGCAGGCAGCGGGCGGAAATCTACCTGTACGACCGCATAGGGGTCAACTGGTGGGGCGAGGGCGTGAGCGCGAAGGAGTTCTCGCAGGCGCTTGACGACCTGTCGCCCAAGCCCGTCGATATCCATATCCATAGCGGCGGCGGTGACGTTTTCGAGGGTTACGCGATGTGTACCGCCGTCCAAAGGTACGAAGGCGAGACGGTGGCGTACATCGACGGTCTTGCTGCGTCGGCGGCGTCGTACATTGCCGTGGTGTGCGACCGAGTTGTGATGGCCGACTATGCGCAGATGATGATTCACAAGGCGTCGGCGGACACATACGGGAATGCCGACTACCTTGAGAGAATGGCGGCGCGGCTCCGCGAGACCGACAAGACCATTTCCGGTTTCTACCTGCGTCGAACGAGCCTGGACGCCGAGCAGGTTGAGGCGTACATGGCCGAGGAACATTGGTTCAACGCCCAAGACGCCATGGCATGCGGAATGTGCCAGGAGGTCGTTCAGACCGAGGAGCGCATCGCTGCGTGCATACCCTACGACATTGCGAAGCGATACCGAAACATCCCTGGAAACATCGCCGTGTCGAAGCGCGATGACGACGAAGCTGGCGTGCCTGGTTTCGCCCCCGCATCCGTGGAGGCCGAGAACCAGGGCGCATCTTACACGGTTTCTAACATTACCGAAAGTTCGCAGGAAGCGAAGAGCGCGGAGCAGGAAGGCCCGGCGTATGTGCTTCTGAACGGTCGAGTTTACGAAAGGAACGCCAATGCTGAACTCTAAGGAACTGTGGAACAAGCGAAAGCAGCTCTCGGAAGCGCAGGCATCTTGCATGAACGACGGCAAGGTTGACGAGGCGCACATCATCCAGGGCCAGATCATCGAGCTTGACGCCACCATCGAGCACGTCATCGCCGAGGAGGACGCCCTGCGCTCCTCCGGCGGTCGCAACCCTCTCGTAAACAAGGACGCCGGGCCGTTCGCTCAGCGCATCCTCGGCCCGCGAGACGAGTTCAAGCCGCTCGATATCAGCTTCATTAACACCGCGCCCGTTTACGTGCCCGGCCAGAAGGAGATCGACACCGACCTGCCCGCGAAGCAGGCCATGCTGCTGGCGCAGTTCGCGGCATCGCTGCCGGAATCCAACGGCGTCGGAAGCATCGAGTACAAGCAGCGCGGCCAGCAGACCGGAAAGCCCGAGACGTGGAGCGAGCCGACCGAGGGAGCGTCCGCCGCCAAGGCGTCCATCAACTACACGTGGGTGGACAAGGTGGCCATCAAGGAGACCATCGCCGGAACGGTGCCTATTTCCGAGGCGTCCCTGGCCGACTACGACGAGCTGTACTCCATCATCCAGAACGACCTCCTGATCGACCTGAACGAGCAGATCGACACGCGCTACCTGCTCGGCAACAAGACCAGCACTGGCATCGTCGGCGTGCTCAACACCCAGGGCATCCTGAGCTGGACAGAGGGCGCGGCTGGCCAGTACTTCGAGGTCATCCGCAAGATGCGCACGCGAATCATGCGTGCTCGCCGCATCCCCACGCATGTCTGCGTGTCCCCGGAAATCAAGGAGGCAATCGACCTATACAAGACCGAAACCGGCCTGTACCAGTACCTTGGAGACGGCATCCTTTGGGGCATGCAGGTCATCGAGGATATCAACTGCGGCGGCATCCTGTGCTATGACGCGTTCGCGGCAGAGCGCAAGAACATCCACGGCGTGACCGTCAAGTTCGGCACGGTCAACAACCAGTTCAATGAGAACGAGATCACCATGCGCGCCGAGGCGACCAAGGCGCTCAAGGTCAAGATTCCCGAGGCGTTCTGCTACGGCACGAAGGCCGACATTGACAAGGCGGTGGCCTAGATGTTCACGGCTGAGGAGCGCATCACCATTGACGGCAGGCTTGCGGCGTTCGCGGGCGAAACTATGTCCGAGGAGGAAGCCGAGGCCCGAGGTATCACCGCCAACATCGCGAAGCGCGGACAGGGCGGCGACGCGCCGAAGAAAACGGCGAAGCAGGTGCTCGTGGACGAGGCGCGCGAGCTTGGAATCGAGATTCCGAAGAACGCGACCGCCGAAAAGATCAAGGAGCTTATCGAGCTGCACAGCGCTGATGCTGGCGACGGCGAAGATGCCGGAAGCGGCGACGGCCAGGGTTCCGACGACGGCGCAAAGACGGCTGGCGAGTAACCATGAAGGTCATGCCCGATACCACCATCAGGATTGCGAACGCGGAAGCGGTTTCGCTGGAGCTGGACGTGGATACGCGCCTCGGCGCTGTCCGTCTCCTGCCGCGCTTGGGCGCGGTGCGCGAAATCCCCCTCACCGGAAACGCCTTCGGCTTCCCCAAGTTCACACCCCCGGACGCGGTGAAGATCGAATGGCTTGAAGCGTCCGGCTCCGACGAGGCCGCTTTCGTGTCGCGTGCTGAGGTGGTGTCGCGGCATTACTTCGCCATCAGCGATCTGCGTGGCTACGGTGACGGGCAGGACGACTTCGGAGACGAGGAGAAGTACCCTGAGGCCCGGCTTTGGGCCGTGCGCCAGGCTGCCGAGGAATCGTTCGAGAAGGCGGCGCACCGCGCCTTCGTCCGCCGCCTGGGCGAGACGACGGACTACGGGCGCGACATGTTCATCAACCTCGCCCACTGCGATGTTTCGCGCCTCGTCTCGGACGGGTACGTGCTCGCAAGCGATTGCCAGGTGGAGCGCGACCCCAACTTTTTCGGCAGGCCCTTCCCGCGCCCAATCGAGTACGTGTACGGACTTGACGACATACCGTCCAAGGTATCCAGCTCCGTGCTGACGCTTGCGGCGTACTACCTGCGACCCAGCAACACGGCAGACCGGGCAACCGGCGAAAGCTCCGAGGCCGGGTACATCCACTTCACGCTCGCCGGAATCGACGGGGCGACCTCCCTTCCAGAGGTCAACGCGACCGCTGACCAGTTCGGGCGAAAAGGGGTGATGGTGTGGTAATCCCGCAGATCGCCGCACTGGACGCCCTCTACAAGAGGGTTTCCGGCTTCTTCTCGTCGGAATCGTTCAGCGCCGTCTACCCGGACGCGGTTGCTGCTCCTGTCGTGACGCAGGGCTTCCCGAAGAACGAGCAGCCATTCTACGTCGCCGTTGACGAGATAGTGACCGACGCCCAGCCGGGCAAGGGAGCTTCGACAGGGCAAGCGGAAATGGAGTTCTCCGCGAACGTGTGGGTGTGCGCCCGCCATGCCGACCTGGTGAAGGCCGCGAACACCGCAATGTCCTACGCGGACGCCGTTATCGCCTGCGTGCTCGCCGACCAGACGATGAAGGGAGCGGTTGACCTTGCGGTTCCGAGCATCACCGGCGGAGGTACGGCTGCGGACGGCGACCGGAAGTACCTCGCAACCGAGGCGCTGACCGTGACGTTCAAGGTTTGGGCGGTGTGCCCGAACGAGGTAAGGGAGGTTCTGCGTGAAGGCGACCTGTGATTTCACGGCAATGTTCAACGGAACGGCTTACAAGCTCAAGAAGGGCGCTGCGTTCCGAGGAAGCAAGGAGGCCCAGGCCCACTTCGCCGCGCTCGGGCTGATCGGAAAGGAAGCGAAGAATGATTAACACCTCTATCGGCATGATCGGCGTTGCCCTGCAGGCTGACAAGGCGACCCATGCCGCAGCCCCGACGTTCTCCCACGGCCTCACCGGTGGAAAGACGTTCCAGCTCGACCGGTCGGTGGAGAACGCGAACGTCGCGTGCGGCGTGCGGGCCGGGACGGACAGCTACGTCAAGAGCATCGTGCCCGGTCTGGACTACGAGACTTACGGCTACGCCGACGTGCTTCCGCTGTACTTCTACGCTGCAATGGGAAACATCGCGTCAGCCGTCAACGAAGGCGGTTCCGGGCACAAGCACATCATCACGCTGGGCGACACGCTGCCATACCTCACGTTCTGGGGGAGAATCGGCGGCGAGTACACGCGCGTTGACGGCGGCAAGGTGGACACCTTGGAGCTTGAGTTCGAGGGCAATTCCCCGCTGTCCTTCGGCGTGACAGTCATAGGCATGGACGCCGAAATCGGCATGTCGCAGTTCCCCGGCAACATCGACCCGTCGTGCTTCGACGGCTACTTTGTGCCGACCGGCGGCACGTTCAAGCTGGAAACCTCCGGCGCGGAACCGGCACAGGCGGCGGTTCTGAGCGGCTCCCTCTCTCTCGGCAACTCCTGCAGCGCAGACCCGCTCGCTGGTCAGGTGATGCCATCCGACGTGACCGAGGGCAAGCTGACCAGCTCCGGCAAGGTGAAGGTGAAGCCCGATGACATGGGGCTGTACCGCAAGATGGTCACCGGCTCGGAATCCGGCACGAAGCCGACCGGCAGCATGGTCTACGGCTCGTTCTCGTGGGTGTTCAAGCATTCCAAGAACCAGGACATGACCATTTCCATCGTCGCCACCCACGTGCCGTTCAAAGCGGACTTCCCCGAGGTAGACCCCGAGGGAGGCGCAGCGGAAATCGAGTTCAGTTTTGACGATATCGGAATCACGGAGCGCAACGGAAGCCCCGTGACCGTGACCGTATGCAACAGCACGTCGCAGTACGTGAAGTAAACCGAAGGTAAGGAGACGAAAGATGAAGTACGGACTGGCCAAGAAGATCGACGTTTACAGCTTCGAGACGAACAAGCGCGACACCATCATCGCCCGCCCGAGCGCCTGGCACGAGGCCGCGCTGTGGGGAGCGAGCCGCAAGGGAGAAGCGGACGAGGCCGTGTCCGGCGTGGAGAGCACGTACACGTGGGCCTACTTCGCTATCAAGCAGGCTGGGAAGCTCGATGAGTACGGCCTGCCCGCCAAGCTCGACCGCAAGGCCATCCTCGCCATGATGGACACCATGACCGTGTACATGGAGGACTTGGAGGATGGCGACCTCCCTTTGGCGAAGTAGCCCGGTTCATCGCCAACACGGCGCTGGCTACCAGGCAAAGCCCTTACCAGCTGTGCAAGCTGCTGGAGGAGTACCCAGAAGTGTACGAGGCATATCTGCAAGCGATCTACGGGGGTGGTGACAAGCAGGATTTTCAGTCGCGCCGCGAAGCGACGCGCGACGCGAGAATACAGAGGTTGATGCGACGATGAAAACAGAGGCCGTCTATTTCAAGAGCGGGGCGTATGGGAACTTCGCGATTCGGATAGACGGCCTCGACCGTCTCATGAAGTTCCTCAAGACCGCGAACCCCGAGTTGCAGAAGGCTGCGAAGCGCGGACTGAAAGACGCGGTGTCGAACCCGATCCTGCCAGATGCCAAGCGCCGCGCAGGCTCCATCGCCGACGATGGGACGTTCGCGGCGTCCCTATCCGTGGCGTCGCGCGCGAACGGCGCATCGTTCGTGCTCAAGTCCGATGACCCGGCAGCTCCCGTCAAGGAGTTCGCGCGCCTCGGCGCGAAAACAATATCCTCCAAGGGAACGAAGCGGGCGAACGCCCGCTACCGCAAGCGCTCCGGCGTTGGCGTCCCTCGCCGCGCGTTCGCGCCGCGCGCCATGGTTCCCGCCGTCAACGACAACGTTGACGAGGTGAAGGCCCGCATCGACCGCGAGCTTGAGAAGATCATGGAGCGGGCCAATGGGTAAGGCGTCTTTGAACATCGCCATATCCGGTTCCTACAACGGCAAGGCAGTAGAGCGCGCCGAGGCTGCCATGCACTCCATGAGCGTCACAGCAGCCGCAACCGCAGGAGGCATGGCTGGAAGCCTCGCGAACGCCGGTTCCGCAGCAGCGGAGATGGGCGGCAAGATCTACAACGCAGGCGAGAAGATGGAGAGCGTGGGGAGCGCCGCCACGAAGTACGTCTCGCTTCCAATCGCCGCCGCAGCCGTCGCCTGCGGCAAGGCAGCCGTCGATATTGACACTTCGCTTACCGGCGTGCGGAAGACCGTTGACGGCACCGAGGAGCAGTACCAGCAGCTCAAAGATGCCGCCATAGAGTTCTCGAAAACCAATGCAGTAAGCGCAAGCCAAATCCTTGATATTCAGGCTCTTGGCGCTCAGCTCGGGTTCACGATAGACGAGCTTGACGAGTTCGGGCGGGTGACGAGCGGTCTTGACATAGCCACGAACATGAACGCCGAGCAGGCGGGCACGGAAATGGCACAGTTCGCCAACATTACCAAGATGGCGCACTCGGAAGTGTCGAACTACGCATCTGCCATCGTCGGCTTGGGGAACACTTCTGCTACCACCGAATCCGATATCAGCTCCATGGCCATGCGCATCGCCGCTGCGGGCACGCAAGTCGGCATGAGCCAGGCCGATATTCTTGGCGTGTCGGCCGCCCTCGCGTCCATGGGCGTCGAGGCAGAGGCGGGCGGCACCGCAATATCGACCATCATGGCCAACATCGACAAGTCTGTCGCCAAAGGCTCCGACGCCTTGAAGGGCTGGGCCGATCAGGCGGGAATGTCAACCGAGGAGTTCACCTCGGCCATGGCTTCCAACGCCAACCAGTTCAAATCTCTCGCCGATTCCGCTGGCATGACGGTGAAGGAGCTTTCGAAGGAAGTTCTCGACAACTCCGACGCGCTGTCCACATGGGCCTCCACCGCCGGAATGAGCGCCGACGAGTTTTCCGCAGCGTGGAAGGACGACCCGGTTCAGGCCCTTGCATCCGTTTTCAGCGGCATGGAGGCGGCGACGGAGGCCGGGGGAAACATGTCGCTTATGCTCGAGGACTTGGGCATCGACAGCATCAGGCAGACGGACATAATGAAGCGCCTTGCTGGCAACTCCGAGCTTGTGACCAAGAGCGTGGCCACCGCCAACGACGAGTGGGAGAAGAACACCGCCCTGCAGAACGAGGTGGACAACCGCAACGAATCCATGGCGGCCCGCTTCGAGATTCTGAAAAACAAGGTGACGGCGGTCGCCGAGAGCGTGGGGACGCCGCTCGTGGATGCCGCGCTCGAGTTCGTTGACGCCGCGCAGCCCGTCATAGACGCGGTGAGCGACGCAGCCGATGCCTTCGCCGACATGGACGAGCAAGACCAGCGCATGATAGTCGGCATCGTGGCAGCAGTCGCCGCTTTCGGCCCGGTCGTCACGGTGCTCGGGAAGGTGACGAAGGGTGTCGGGAACCTGGTCGTCGGCGTCGGCAAGGGGTTGCAGGGCCTCAGCACGTTCGCCAAGGGTGCGGACGGCGCGGCATCGTCGGCGTCGAAGCTCGAAAAGGGCGCGAGGGCGGGTTCCGAGGCTGCGGAGGGAGTGGGGAAAGCCGCCAGCACGGCATCCACGGGGACAGGCCTGCTTACGAAGGGAATGAACCTGCTGAGCGGCGCATGTAAGGCAACGGCCATCGGGCTTGCCGTCTCGCTCGTGGCAGACCTCGCGGGCCAGCTCGCGTCCTACGCCCAGCACCAGCAGCTCGTCACCGACGCCACTACGGGCATGACCGACGCCATGGGCGCTGCCCTCGAGGCTTACGAAGGTTACACCCCCAGCGTTGAGGCCGCGACCGAGGCGCTTGGAAACAACGCCATGAGCGCCGATGATTGCCTGCGCAAGCAGGCAGACCTCGCGAAGTCGATGAAAGACACCTGGACGGAAACCGGCACGACTGCTGCCCAGGTGGATTACTACGCTGGCGTCATCGAGGAGCTGGGGAGGAAGGGAAGCCTCACCGCAGCGGAGCAGGCAAAGCTCAAGGACGCGGTAGACCAGTTCAACGGAATTACCGGAAGCTCGATAGAGGTCACCAACGCCCAGACGGGCGAGCTGAGCCAGCAGGCCGGGAGCGTGCGCGACCTCGCAGCCGCCTACATCGAGGAGGCGAAGGCCCAGGCGGCCCGCGAGCTTTACGCAGAAACCACGAAGCAGCTGCTGCAAGACCAGCTGTCGCTCGAGCAGGCCACAAGGCAGCTCACCGACGCGGAGCAGGGGTTCGGCATCTGGCTCGGTGACTTCCCCGTGATCGCGGACGAGAACAGCGTGAAGTACCATGAGCTGCAGCAGAACGTCAACGACCTGCAAGGGGCCGTTGACAGCGCAACGGCCACCCAGGAGCAGCTTCTTGGCGTCATGTCCGGCAGCGCGCCCGCCTTCTCAACGCTCGATGCCGCTCTTGGTGGCAGCGCGGCCCAGATGCAAGGTTTCGGCGACGTGTGCAGCTCCGAGCTGTCGAGCCTCGAAGGGAGCTTCGACGGGTCGCTCACGTCGATAGTCAACGCGTGCAGCACGCAGGGCGTCGCGATACCGAGCAGCCTGGCAAGCGCCATCACGTCCAACTCGTCGCTTCCGCAGGGAGCGCAGCAGATGATGCTCGACGCCATGGTTCTGCAAATCCTGGGCGGCGACGTTGAGGCGGCGGCAAAGGTGCTCGGCCACGATATCGATGACGGTTTGAAGGCCGGTATCGAGGGCAGCGCGGAGATGCCAAAAGAAGCTGTCGGCATCATGTCGCAGGAGGTCATCGACCGGGCAAAGAGCGAGTGGGAATCCCATTCGCCCAGCCAGGTCATGCACCGCCTCGGCGGCGACATTGACGCGGGCCTGTCGAACGGCATCAGCGAGAACACGAGCCAGCCAACAGCGGCTATCGGGACGCTTGCGGGCCTGATGCAGGACGCGATATCGGGCCTCCCCGGCTTCTCGCATCAGACCGGAACGTCATCCGGCTCGAACCTGGCAAGCTCCATCGGCGGTTTCGTCGGCTCCGTGGCAACGTCGGCGAGCAGCCTGTTCAACTCGGCAACCAGGGGCATCGCTGGAACCCCAAGCGCTTTCAGCGGGACGGGGAACAGCTCAGGCTCCCTGTTCTCGCGGTCGATCGGCAGCTTCGCCGGTTCGGTCGCGTCGTCGGCTGGGAGCCTATTCAGCTCGGCAAGCCGCGGAATCTCCGGGACGGCTGGCGCGTTCTCGTCCACAGGCTCGAACGCGGCATCAAGCTATTCGCGCTCCATCGGGAACGCGTCTGCGATGAGCCAGGGACGCAGCTTGGCCAACACCGCAAAAAGCGGAATGTCGTCGGTGAACGCACGTGGCGTCGGCTCGAACTTTGCATCCAGCTTCGCTAGCGGCATGGGCGGCGTGAACGTCTGGGGTGCAGCGTACCGCATCGGCCTCAACGCGCTCGGTGCCATCAAGTCGGCGCTCGGAATCGCGTCCCCGTCCAAGGAGGCACGCAAGGTCGGCCAGTTCTTCGGCCAAGGCGCGGTGCTCGGCATGAGGGACGAGGAGAGCGCCATCGAGCAGCAGAGCAGGGCCATGAGCGAGGCCATGAGCCTTGAACCGGAGCTGCGCGCAACGTCCAAGTACGTGACGCGCCTCGACGGCGAACGAAGCAGCGTCCGTGGCGGCGTGACGATGAACGTGACGATCAACGTCACGTGCAAGGACGCCAGGGAGGCCACGCAGGCAGGGAAGAGTATCGCGAACGAGCTTTACACGGAGTTCGCGCGCAGGGAAAGGACGTTTAGACGATGAAGTTCAACTACAGCCAATTCGGCTGCACGGGAATCAAGTACGACGGCGTGGACGTTTCGGACGTGTTCTCCGTCGTTGACGTGTCCGTTCCGGTGCTCCCGAGCATCGAGGCGGTCACGCAGGAGCTTGCCCAGCGCCCAGGGCAGTACTTCTCATCGCGAAAGGTCGGGACGCGCGAGGTTAAGCTGAAACTTGCCCTGGACGCCGAGAGCCGGTGCCCCGTTGACATATTCAAGGCATGGCGCGACGTGTCGGGGGTGTTCAACAAGCCCGACCCGCGCCGCCTGTACCTGGGAGAGGACAAGTACATAAACGCGCTTTTCGTCGGGGAGAGCGAAATAGAAGATCAGGGGTACAAGGGTGTCTGCGAGCTGACGTTCGTGTGCTTCGACCCGTTCTTCTACGGGGCGAGCCACGACGTTGCGCTTTCCGGCTCGACGGCCTTCAAGGTAATGGGAGGGGTCGGGGCCTTCCCCGTCATCGAGGCGACCGGTGCAGCGGGTGTCCTCACCGTCACGAACGAGGCGACAGGGGAGTTCGTCGCGGTTCCCAACGTCTCGGCCTCAACCAAGGTCGTAATCGACATGGCGGCGCAGCGGGCGACGGCGAACGGGGCATACGCCCCCGTTGATCTGCTGTCCGACTTCTTCATGATCGACGGCGAGGCCAGCATCCGGCTTTCCGGAGGCTCGGCGAAGCTCTCGTATGAGGAGCGCTACCTATGATCAGGTTCACGGTGTTCGACCGGTGGGGCCTGCAGATAGGCACGCTTCCCCAGGTCATCGAGGCAGTACACAAAGACGAAATCAACGGCGAGGACAGCTTGACGCTCGTTCTTCCGTCGTCGTGCGACCTGGTGAAGGGCCAGCGCATCGTCTGGCGCGACAAATGGCTGGAATGGCACGAGCACACCGTGAGCGACATTAAGACCATGCACGGCGAAGGCCAGCTCCTGACCACCGCCTACTGCGAGAACTCCATAGCGGAGCTGATGACCGACTACGTGGAGAGCCTTCGACCTCAGAATACGAGCGCTCAGCAGGCGCTTGAAAAGGCGCTTTCCACGTCCAGATGGCTCGTCGGAAAAGTTGATGACCTGGGAACCGCGTCATCCAGCTTCTACCACGTGTCTGCCTACGAAGCCGTGGGGAGCGTGCTCGAGGCGTGGGGCGGCGAGGTGTCAACGACAATCGAGGTAAGCGGCACGCAGGTCGTCGTACGCAAGGTTAACATCACGAAACGGCGCGGACAGGATAACGGCAAACGCTTTGCCTGGGACAAGGATATCGTCTCAATCGAACGCGAGGTGAGCGCTGACGACGTTTGCACGGCCCTGTACGGCTACGGCAAGGGGCTTGAGAAAAACGACGAGGAAGGCGAGTGGACGGGCGGCTACGAGCGCAAGCTGACGTTCGGCGATATCAACGGCGGTCTGGACTGGGTTGGCGACGAGGCTGCGAAGCTCAAATGGGGCCTGCCCGACGGCAAGGGCGGCGTCAAACACACGTTCGGAAAAGCCGAGTTCCCCGACTGCGAGGACAAGGTAGAACTGCTCAGGCTCACCATGAACGCCGTCGCCGAGAGAAGCAAGCCATACGTGGTGTACACGTCGAACGTGCTGAACCTAGCCGATGCCGGGTTCGAGTACGAGGATTCCCGCACCGGCGACACCGTTTCCATGGTTGACGGCGGCATTGACGAGCGCCTGATAGGCCGCGTGCTTTGCGTAGAGCGCTACCTTATCAACGAGAAGGCTACCGTCATGACGCTGGGGAACGTGTCGCGCTCTATCAGCAGCGTCATATCGGGACAAACCGCCGATCTGAAATGGCTGCGCGACCACTCGGCATCCTGGGACGGCGCGGCTTCGGTGACGGACAGCTACATCAACCGGGTCATCGACAACATGAACACCGCTATGAACGCGACTGGGGGCTACACGTACTACAGGCCCGGCGAGGGCATCATCACGTACGACAAGCCGGAAGGCCAGAACCCGACGATGGCCATCCAGATCAAGGGCGCGGGCTTCCGCATCGCCAACAAGAAGAAGAGCAACGGGGAGTGGGATTGGCGAACCTTTGGCACCGGCGACGGCTTCATTGCCGACGAGATAACGGCGGGGACGATCAGGGGCGGCAACGCGTATTGGAACCTGGAAACCGGGCAACTCGACAACGTGTACGTGATAGGCGAGACGCTTTCCTACACGGGTTCCAACGTGAAGACGTACTCGCAGAGCATCGTGCTCGTGCGCATGGACACCTCGAACGCGCTTGGGGTGTACAAGGGTACCCGCTCGCGCTCCGAGTGGTCTGACGGCAGGGAGACGTTCGGGGCGATAACCGGGTTGACGCGGAAGGGCGGCGTGTTCGTGACGAGCGACGGCGAGGTGGCTTTCAGCGCCGACTACCTGGCCGCCAACCCAGCGGATATAGGCACGGACACCGGCACGCGCGTGAGGTTCGGTGCTCCGAACTCGGCGATAAACGGTGGGTTCTACTCCCAGAAGAAGGGCATCAACATGGGGACGCGCCTGAGCGAGGACTTATGCATCGTCGGCGACACCATATACACCCGCAACGGTTTGACTATCAAGGACGCAAACGGGAACGCCATCACCATGAACGCCTCCGGGACGACCATCAAGGACGCAACGGGCAACACGATGGCCCTCGGTTCAAGCGGGATAAGCATGAGGCGTGGGGCAAGCTACTTCGGCCTCCACGCCAACGGCGGCACCTTCGGCGGCATGCAGTTCAGCGGGAGCAACGGCGCGAGCATGATGATCGGTAACATCGGTTCGTTCGACGGCATCAGCATCCTCACCAAGAACGGAAAGCTGCAGTGCGGCGTCCTCTTACAGGACATGTACATTGGCAGCGCTGACGGCAACAGGGGAATAAGCATGGTTTGGGACAGCAAGATGAACGATGACGTGTTCGGGAACCTGTACTGGCGCGGCAAGAAGATAGCGTAAGGAGCTGATATGGCAACTCTCGGCGTTGACGATTGGGCGCTTCGAAAGATCGAGCTGGACAATGCAGATCAGACGATACCGGACGTGCTGATCGCGAACGAAGGCGATGCCAAAGGGCGCGGCATCGACCTGCGATTTACCCAGGGCGGCGTCGCCGCATCGATCAGGGCCTCACGCCGTTCACTGCCGTGGATGCGAGCAAGGGACGCTTCAAGGTCTACTACCCTGAGCAGATGCAGCGTGCGGGAACCGTCCTTGCGCGGGTGCTCGTGTACGTCGGCACGAAAACTCCGATCACCGGGAGCCGCGACTTCCGCATTTATGTTGAGAAGAATCCTATTGACGAGAGCGCGGCCATCACGACAGATGATTTCAGCGTGTTCAAGCTCGCGGTGATCGACTTGAACACGGCGAAGGCGAACGCCGATGCAGCAACGAAGAAGGCGACAGATGCGGCCACGAAGGCAGCGAACTCAGCGAAGAACGCCGACACGGCCACCGTCAATGCGAACGCCGCGACGAAAAACGCCAACGACGCCGCGAAGGATGCGACGGACGCCACCGGAGAGGCCGTCAAGGCCACCAAGTCAGCCAACGACGCCGCGAAGGATGCGAGCACGTCTGCTGGCGAAGCGGACGCCGCAACGTTGAGGGCGGACGCTGCGACGAGGAACGCAGCGAACGCCGCATCGCAGGCGCAGGGGGCCGCCGGAAACGCGAACGCGGCGGCGAGCAACGCCCTGCAGATCGCGAACAGCATCGCGAGCAACGGAGCGGGCGACGGCGAGGTGGCCGCGTTGAAAGAGAGCGTGGACAAGCTCGGGAACCTCGCGGCGGAGCTGTCGGGCGG